TGCCCGCTGCCGAATTTTTCGGGCTATCTCTATGGAGCCAGCGGCACGTTCAAGACATCCGTTGCGATCCTGGCGCTCTGCCACTTCGGCTCTTTCAGCGGCGTCGAGGGTCTGTCCAATTTTGATGATACCGTCGGGAATTTGGAAAAGCGATCTTTCACCCTCAAAGATAACTTATTGATATTAGACGACTATCACCCCTCGCATCACCGGCAAAATCAGCAGACGCGCGAAAACACCCTCCAGCGACTTATACGTGGGTACTCAAACCGGACCGCTCGCGGCCGCCTGAATGCGGATCTGTCCGAAAAAGGACGTTACGAGCCCCGCGGCATGCTGCTGATCACCGCCGAAGAGATCCCATCCATCGAATCGACGCTGGCGCGGATTGCAGTCATCGAGGTCGCCGAAGGCAGCATCGACAAAGGGAAAATGGGCGCGCTCCAGGCGAAGGCCGAGCTGCTGCCGATCGCGATGTCGTCATATATCTCCTGGGTGCGGGAAAATATGACCGCCATCACGGGCGCCTTCCCGGGCCGGTTCGCAGAGCTCAGACAGCGCGCGTCCGCCGAGGGCCTTCACAAAAAGCTGCCGGAACAGGCGGCTTTTCTCGGGTTTGCCCTGGAGACGGCCGGATCGTTCTTCCACGATCGGGGCCTGTTGACAGATTCGGAGGTCCGGGACCTTGTTAATAACGGTTGGTCCGTATTCCGGGAGCTGGCGGATCTGCAGCAGCGCCGCATAAAAGACGATGATCCCGTCAGACTCTTCAAGGACATCGTGGCCACCCTCGTACATCAGCGTCGGTGCCGTCTCGATTGCTTGACGCCGGGCGGCGATGACATCGGCGCCGATGAACGGATCGGCTATTATGATGCCCATGCCATCTACCTGTTGCCCACCGCAGCCTGGCACGTGATAATGCGGTATTGCCAGCAGGAAGGGACAAATTTTCCCTTCGGCCGCAACACCTTTTTCCAGATGTTGAAAAACCGAGGGGTCATCATGCCCGGCGCGTCCGGGGAAAGTACCACGTTTGTCCGGGCAGAAGGAAAGACGGTCCGGGTTTTGAAACTCATTGATCCGTCTCTATATGAGCGGGTCGTCACAAAACCATAGGGGGGATGTTGTGTTAAAAAACCGTGACAACCGTGACAAAACAAAAAAGGGATAGTTAAATATATGAATACATTACTCTTTATTTGTCACGCTTTTCTTTTTAAAGCCGTGGCAAACCGTGGCAAAAACCGTGACAGCGGTAAGTCTGTCACGGAATCCGTCACGGTTTTACACGGCTCTGCCACGGTTTTGGATCGTGAATTATTCAATAATGTTGATTGGATAAGACGCTGCCACGGTTGTCACGGTTTTTTAACATATAACCCCCCCGTGGGTTTTTATTCTTGCTATTCCAAGGCGGGAAAATGAGGTGAATGTGGCGCTCAAAAAGTGGATCTCAGATGAGGCGAAAGAAGCAGCATCGATACCAGGCCCGACAGACGATCGGCGGCGGCTCCTCCTTGAAGGGGTCGCTGATGATTTGATCTTGCGGGCGACGGCGGCGATCGCCCACGGGGGCGTTTGGAATTTTTCCCCGGCGACCAGGGCGGCGGAGGAGGAAATCCACGCTCTTTATGTTGAATTCATCGCCGGGGGCGGCGGCGGGATCGCCGCACTGACGGCCGCGATTGAACGCTGGCGCATGCTGGGTACGACCGGCGGGCAAATCCAGGAACGGGGGTTCATTGATGAGCATTCTTGATCTGCTTCGGAGCGACGGCCACATCGTTAAGAAGGTGGCATCGACCCATCGGGGCGAATACGCCGGCGCCTGTCCGTGGTGCGGCGGGTCTGATCGCTTCCGGATCTGGCCGGACGATCGCAGTGGGAGGTATTGGTGCCGGGGCTGCGGCAAGAACGGGGACGCCATTCAATATTTAAGAGATCTTCACGGCCTCACTTACCAGGAGGCGTGCGAAAGACTCGACATCGAGATCCGGACCTCCCACCACCCCCTCAAAAAAAACACATCGAAACCGGTCTTTACCCCCAAGGAAATAACGCCGCCGCCCCCCATATGGGCTGTCCGCGCGTCATCCTTCTTGGATGAATCTCAGCGCTCGCTTTGGGCGGGCTCCGGCGCAGATATCCGAGCGTTCCTTCATGGCCGTGGCATTGTGGAAGACACCATCCGGAGTGCCGGTTTTGGGTGGAACCCCTCGGACATATATCCCCGAAGGGAGGCATGGGGCCTGCCCGGGCAGACGCGCGAGAACGGAAAGCCAAAGAAGTTATGGCTTCCGGAGGGACTGGTTATCCCGTTGCAGGACATGGGCCAATTGATGCGGCTGCGGATCCGGCGCACCAACCCGGGTGATGGCCCCCCCTATGCTTTAATCTCCGGAAGTGTTGTCGTACCGATGCGGTTCCTCGGTGATCATGATGCCGTGGTTGTCGTCGAGTCGGAGATTGATGGAATTTTACTGAACCAGGTGGGCGGCGACCTGGTCGGGGTGATCGCGCTCGGCAGTGTGACGACCCGCCCGGATATGCCAACACACGAGGCGCTGCAGAATGTCGGCCGTATCCTCGTCGCCCTGGATAACGATAAGTCCGGCACTCGGGAGGCGTTGGGGTGGTGGCCGAAGACATATGGGTCAAAAACCGTGCGATTCCCGCTGCCAATCGGCAAAGATCCGTCCGACGCCCTGCAGAAGGGGCTGGATCTCCGCGCCTGGTTGATGGTGGGACTGAATGAGAGGTGAGGTTATGGAAGAAGTGACGTACGAAAATTTAGTTGGTGTTTTGGCCTACTTGAAGGAACGGGGATATAAAGCATCGAAGTCCTCGCTTTACCTCCACGCCGGCCACGGCAAAATTCATGCGAGAAAAGACGGCCTGTTCCACGTCCGCGACATTGAAAAGTATGCGAAGATCTTCCTGAAGCGTCGCGGCGGCGCTCCCCATAGGCTTCCGACCGGGCTCGATTCCCTGCAAAAGGAGAAGCTGTCCGCCGAAACGATTAAGCTCAAAGCCCAGGCGGAACACTGGCAGGCGAGAGCGCGCGCATTCACGGGTTCTCTTGTCCCAAGAGAATTGTTCGAGCAGGAGCTCGCGAAAAGGGCATCGGTCTTTAAGAACGACCTTGAAAGCTTTGCCCGCGCTGAGGCCATGGGAATCGTTGGCATCGTGGATGGCAATCCCGACAAAGCGCCGGATCTGGTGTCTTGGTTCATCACTCGTTTTAAAGAATTCCTTCGTCGCTACTCGGAGGATCCGGACATCCGTGTTCCGGCACTTCATGTGTCGAGCGAGACAAACGAAGATGCGGAGATTGATGGCGATCTCGATGATGATGCGTACCGGGGCGAAGGGGATGATTTCATTGGGTGAATACTTCAACATTTATTGGAATATTCCCCCCGGTCCCAAAGTCCATTCCGGATTTTTCCTCGCGTGTAGTGAGATTTTGGGGGTCTGCGCTCCGTATAGCCGGGGCCGCCGGGGAAGGACCCGCTCGCGCTCACCGCCCGCGCTGCCGGGTTGGGGTGCCGATGGCGGCCATGATTACGATCGAGGCGCGATTCGGCGATCGCAGATTTCATTTTTGCGCAAGACTGTTAAGTGTAGGGGGAACGGGGGACATTGTGGAAACGAACAGAAGAGACTCGGAAGCACTGGTATTCACCGCCGCCGAGAAACTGGTATTCCAACACAGGGAGAGGCTATCAACCTCCGAGTGGGCAGCGCGCCATAGGGTGGTTACGAACGGACCGATCACGGGCAAATGGAGAAACGAAACTACCCCCTACTTGAGGGGTCCAATGGACACGCTGGACCTTGCGCACGTGCGGAGGGTCATCTTGATGTTCGCCCCGCAGACCGGGAAGACCCAGGTGGCATTCAATTACCTGGGGCATATGATCGATGAAGATCCGGGTCCGGCGATGTATATCGGCCCCGATGAGAAGGTGACGAAGCGCATATCGAGAAAGAGGATACTGCCCATGTTCCGGGGGTCCCCTCGCCTGGCTGCGCTTCTCTCCCCACGGCCCGACGACACCACCATCCTGTCAGTGAGCTTTATGAATGGTATGGATTTTATGATGGCCTGGGCAACCAGCGCCGCCGAGATCTCTTCCGAAAGCATTAAATACCTCTTCCGTGATGAAATTGACAAATTTCCGGACTTTGCCGGA